CTATTCAATGAAACTACAGCGCGGCTGCATATTGTATATGTTACTTTCCTCCTTGTTTTAATTACTTCTGATAGCTTTAATAGAAATGGCAATCCCTTCGATTGGTTAATTCCCATAGCTATATCCATCTTACTTATATTACCTGCCTCTCTTATAGCATCAGGGCGAACGATGAGAAACATACAAAACCTCAAAGATAAGGGAGGTCATAAGCAGCATGAATGCGAGAATAATTCGGACAATGTGTGCATAAAATCACTTGGATGGAAACTATTCTGGAAGGTTTGTTTTATAAATGGTTTTCTATCACTAGTCGCTGGACTGTTCTGTTTGTGGATAACGATTAACCCGTCATTTATCAAACATGGTCAAGCACTGCCTGTCCAAAGCAACTTGATACCAATCTATCAAACAGATGTTTATGCATCCTTTCAAACAACTTATAAGCAGATAGCACAAGAAACAGTGGATGAATTTGAAGAGGATATTTTGATGTTTACGGAAGATCAGATGAAGGACGCTGACTTAGATGCATCTTATTGGTTTAATTATAATGGAAACATTCATCTATTAAGTTCGACAGAAAATCAACCAATTCGGAATATATTCCCTAACGATAGATCGTCAATTATTGGTTGTGGATTTGCTTATTCAAATCATTCTGTACGATGGGATGATAAAAGCAATCATGTTTTAATCATGCCTTTTAATGGAGACCCGCCATTTGAAGATAAAGGATGTGGTTATACTAAAGAGCCTCAAAGAAAAATCAAATCAATTGTTTGTGCTTCATATAATTCTGAAAAAACCGCCGAGATGACCGTTGGTATCTGTATTTTCACGAGAAGCCAAGGAAAGATTTTCGTAAATCAATACAATGATTTTTTAAAGAAAAAAACTGAAGAATTCTATTACTCTATACACCCGCTAATTAAAGATAAAATTCTAACGCCTCCGGCCCAATAAGAATATAGATATGTGCGTGCTCTCAGCAGGCTTGTAGGCCACTTGTGCGCGATCTGCGGAACTATCACTAATCCTACGTTAAGAATTCTCTGCAATCGCGTAAAGGTCAACCTTCGCTCATTCCGCAATTCGGCACAATAGATTTATCTTTTGGTCGTTAGTCTCAACTACAGAAATCGTCTTTCCCTTTTCATCAGTGAAGCGATACTTAACAAGTTTGCTCGCCGGAAGACTGGAGCGGAGCAATCAATCAGTTTGCTATTCTGTTTGAAGGCGAGTGCCGATTGCCGGACTCAATCAAAACTCACTTACACAGTCTGCTTAGAACGTCCCGCCGCTCTCACTTTTGCTTCACCGTCTCCGAGGGGTGCGCCGAATGATTCTTATTATGCTGACTGGATGAATCTCCGTCCAGCCATGCCCGCCTTCACTATCCAGTACGTAGTCGCCAGTGATAACAACGCGGTCGCCGATGGCGGGAATGGTTACGTTTTGTCGCCATCTCCGGCAGACTCCCATCGCGCTTGGTTGCGAGACCCTATTGATGCACATCGGCTCAACAACCAGATTGCCGCCTTGGATGTCTATGTTCTTCTGGTTGATTAGGTTCTGAAACTGCCGATCCAGTCGCACCCGCATGTGAAAGTCTCCGTCCTTTTCCGTTGGCATTTCAACCACCGTCCCGCTGACAGAGATGCACCATCTTTGCACCTATAGCCTTTGCGGGTTATAGACGTGCCGCCATAGGGTAGGGTCACATTGGGCTTTAGCAATAATGGGGAGGCAGAGAATAAGGAGTGTGAAGAGGATTAGTTTTCTCATGCGGCGGCTTATATCACAAGCCGTTTTGAGGGGCAATACTTTTACACCACCGTCTTAACACACCGAAAGTTAGACGGTTGTAATTAGAGAGCTTCATAATGAATTAAAGATGATGAGATGTTGAGCGTTGAGATGGTTGTCTAAGAAACATGCATAGAGGTAGGAAGTAAGCTGTCGAGGCGTCGGGTTGAATAATGGGTTGTTAGATGCACTAATCGTTAAATATTCCGACATCTCACCGATACTTGAGGGGGTAATGTCTCCTACCTATAAGCGTCCCATCATTATTAGTTGCCGATACATTGACCGAACCACGTCCGGGACCATAACTTGTATACTCTACACTGACAACACCATCTGCGGTAGAATAAAGTTCAACATTATGTCCTTCATTTTTATGAGTTGTGAAAGTCTTGAATTCTTCATCCCTATTAACTATGGAAGGTGTAAAAATTATTAAGGGCATATATAAGACAATAGATAAGATGATGGGAGACAAGAAGGGTTTTCTTACAAGAGAACATCTATCCAGCTTTACTAAGGCGAGGAAACGAATATGACGAACATACTTCAAGATACCACAGATGATTGCTGCGAAAAGCGAAGCTAATACACCGAGGGCGAAATCTTGCCAACTCATACGACCTCAATATAATCCTCACTTTATAGGAAAACAAGCATGAGATTGTTTGAATGATTTTTGCAGCGTTGGAAGGCTATCTAATGATAGTCAAGATTGGTTTTTTCTGTATATTCTATTCAGGAGTGTTCCCGCTATCGTTAGAGAGACTTTCCAGGCGGTGAATCTTTTCCCTGGTATCTTTATCAAGCACGATTTGGGCTAATACCCTTTCATATAAACCTAAATACATTATCCGAGCCTGTGCGCTGGAAATATTATGCTCCCTTTTGGCTTTTTTTATTGAGTCCAGAGCCGATTCAATTTGTGGGTCTAAACTATGCCGACGAAATGCTGAAGGTAGATTGAAAACGAAGACTCCAAAGAGTAAATAATATATCGTACCTATCCTAGTAAAATCGAGAGCTTTTTGAGCCTTTAACAATGGGTTGAAGATTTCAACCAGTCCATTAATGACAATACCGGAAAGAACTCCCATGCTCGTACCTTTGGGGTTCATAATAAATAGGATGTCCGTAGCTCTTTTTACAACGTTAGTAGCAGAATCCTTACTTAGTAAATCGCTCATGCCTCTGCCCCCCTTATCCCCTCAACAGGCTCATATTCATGCAAGTCGTCGATTCCAGGCACGGGCAGTATTTCCTTCAGACCTTGACCTCCCGAAAAATTCGATTTATCTGCATGGCTCAATATAAACCCAAGAATCTCCCGTGCTTCATATTCATTAGTACCGTAAAGTCCTTTTCTAATCCGATATTCCAATATTTTCTGATTAATAAACAATGCAAGAATAAGCCCTAAAATTAATAGAACTACTTCAGGTCTTATTTCTAAGTGAGAGAGTCGTGCGATGATGGTGTAAGTGATTAGAGAAATAAATAGGGAAAGGTACGCAACAAAATTCTGTTTAGCTTTGCGGCTTATTAATATGCCAACTATGGTAACGCCCAATGTATCTTTCTGCTTTTCGTGTCCTCCTCTTTGTTTTCGAGCGAATTCCAAAAAAGATGTAAACAATTTCAGATTTAGAATGATTGTGGCGTGTGTTGATATTTCTACAACTAACTGAATTACCTTATCGAGCAAGCTATCGACAGACGGATACTTACTAAGTATTTCGTCGCTGATGTTTCGCATATCGGGCGGGCCAACATACTCTAATATCTTCAATATAATTGATAAGTCGCTAGAACCTCTATATGTACGACCGATTTGAAATATTATCAGTATTATTATCAACAGAGTGACTATGGAGACAAATGCCAAACCTCTATATGTCGTTGGCCTTTCTATTATCAAAGCACTCAGTAAAAACATCAATAAGCCTATTAGAACCGACATTACGATTTTAATCACTAAATATGAATACTTTGATATTTGTGAGCTGATACCCATCTTATGAAGACCTCTAGAGGATAAAAAGGATAGTGCAAAGGGCTAACTTAAGTAAGGCTCAAGTTAGCAGGAATAATGAGAACGAAGGCAAGATATTCCTGTAAAGGATGGCTGTCAATGCTTGCAGCGTTAAAGCTATTGTAATCCCGTTCAGAGAGGACTATTATCCTACCTACAGATTGAACCCCGCCAGAGGGTCTAAATAAAGTTTAGAGACTCGTAAAGAAGTCCGCTTACTCCGTGAAGGAGTCGGCGGGCTTTTTTCGTTAATCCCGCCCGCCAAATCGTCAACTTCAAAACACATAGGAGAATTGCAGTGAGCATAGACCAGAAATTAAAGATTGTCGGTGGTGGCCCGCCCTGGGATGAAGACCTGCGGCAATGGCTCATCAAGCACATGAAAGAACACCAGCATTTGACGACGCTGGTGTTGTCGCGCTCTGACAGCATCGGCGTCTCGCGCACGGCTCTCGATTATTACCTCGAAGGAACATATTTTCTGCCGAGGGAGTCAGGCGGGCAGGGCGTCAAGCCCGGCTCATCAAAGATTGAGAAGCAGATTCGCGCCTATCGTGAACGCGTGGAGGGCACTGTGCGTCACGGCTATGCGAATACGTTTGTCGAAAGCCGAAGCTGGGTTCAACTTCAGCAGGCATGTGCGACGGCCATCGCTGAAAATGTGATCGTTGTCGTTTACGGCAAACCCGGCGTGGGCAAGACGCGCGAGTTGACTGAATACGCGGTCAAGAAAATGACCACATCTCCGGTCATGATTCTCTGCTCGCCTAACATCACGTCGCGCTACTTCGTTCAGAAGCTTGCGCGCGAGCTTGGTCTCGATGACACACCAGTGACGGCCCGGCTCGAAGACAACATCGCTGAGAAGCTGAAGAAAAATCCGCGCCCCATCTTCGTTGACCAGGCGAATTTTCTTAACGAGAAATCGCTTGGCTCAATCTGCTATCTCTGGGATAAGGCGCGGATGCCTGTTGTGCTCGCGGGCACGACTCTTCTCTACGAACGCTTCACGACTTCGACGCTGACCGAAGATGTTCGGGCGCAACTCTCGTCCCGCGTCGCCATGCACTACCCGCTCGCAGAGCTTTCCATTGCAGAAGTGAAAGCAATCATCAAGCGAGCGTTGGGCGACGAAGCGACGGAAGAGGCGATCTCGCTAATCTACAACGTGACGGGCGGCATCCATCGCCACGTTGACATGATCCTGCCCCGCATCAACGAACTCAAACAGCGCAACCGAGACAAATTGGAGCGGGGCGAAGTGTCATTGCTGGACGTGATTAACGCAGCCGGTCGCAGGCTGATGGCGGGGTGAAGCTTATGTCCGAATCAATTAACCAGATACGCCCTGTTGAAGATGAAATCAAGGGGATTCGCTTTTACGACCTGGCGAGCAGTAGAGAAATGCTTTTGAGAGTCATGCCGAACTTGGAGCTTTGGCTTCTCTATAAGCATCCGGGCGGCGATTGGGTTTATCTGCGGCAAGCCACTGACGAAGACCTTCAGCGACTTAGGAAAGTGCTTGAAGAAGCTCAAAAGGCAATTCTCTCGCTATCCGTAACGCTGGCAAAAGTCTGATGAAAACAACAACGACAACAGTTCGCAAGTCCTCAGTCCCGGCAGTTACCGCGACACAGATTGTCTGCGGTGACTGTTCCGGCGAGGACTTCTTACCTATCAAGACGTTTCTGATGGCCGATGGCACTTGCTCCCGATGCGGAGGCCGCAATCACGTCCTGGCATCAACCCTATGTAGCGCGCTCTCGCGTTATATAACTATGGAGAAAATCGCATCATGAATAGAACACTCAAGCAGCAAGAAATCGCAAACAGGCTCGCGTCTGAGTTCGATATAGACGGAGAGCGCATACTTTTCCTTAACGATGATAAGCCTGAAGAGGCGTGGCTGAACGCCGAGGCTTTAACCACTATCGCTCGCCAATCTGGAAATTTTCAGGAGCTTGACGAAGGGTTTAATCAATACGTCCCGGCTCTCAACCAAATTATTCACGCGGCTACAGTAGTGGATGGAAATGGACGGCGATATACGCGAATCGGCGTCGCCACAATGGGCGAGAGCAAAGAAGTCAGTGAACACGATCTGGCAGCCGGTCGTGCGATGAGTGCGGCACTAACGGCTGCCGGTTTCAACCCGTTGCGTCCGGGCGGACTTGTAACGCTCGATCTGACTCTTTCACAGGACAACAATCTCTCCGCGCGGGTTGATGAAGCCCGATCTCGGACAACGGACTTGAAACGAATCCATGCCCTTGCTGTTGAAAAGGGTTTGATTACTTTCCCAGGCGGCGTCAAGGACTTGTCCAAGTATAGGGCAGAGTTAAAGAAAAACTACGGCGTGGCAACCGCAGGCAGTTTCGATGCAAACCAACGCGCCTCTCTCATTAACTTCCTTGAACGGATGTCAGACATTGAAGTTGATGAATTCGCTGACGTGGCTTGAAAGTAAGTTATCAGTAGCCAGAGGGGTTGTAGATGAGCGGTCAATTGAAATTTGAGCTTTACGAACAGGAGTTGCTGAATCCGCTTCGCGGGCATGAGCTATCCGAGATGGAGAGTTTTATTGCCAGCCTGTTATTGACGGCTTCAACGCACAGGCCGACGAGCATTAATGAGATCGTCCTGGCCGTCAAAGAACAGAAGGGCATGCGGCTCTCGCAGCGAGCAGTCAAACGCATCATCCGCGAGCTTCGTCAGGATCACAAATTTCCAATTCTCTCGCGCAAAGCTTCCCCTCCCGGCTATTGGTGGTGCGCGTCATCAGACGAAATGAAAGCGTTCATCGAGAGCTTTCGCAGGCAAGCTCTCGATGAACTTCATACCCTCTCAACCATGATTAAGCACAACTATCCGGCTCTTCAGGGTCAATTGAGATTTGAGGGTTGAATATGGAATCCGAGCAAAAGAAATACTTTGCAGCGCGCAGTGAAACGCCGGAAGAAACAGCGCGAGTCCTACGCATGCGTAGAAGAAATGCGAACGTTTATCAACACCATTTCATTATCGTTGGTCCTGAAGCTCAGAATCCTTTTCTGCCTCACATGACAGTCTATGCAGCTACTTATTACGAAGATTGTTTAATGGCGCTACTCAAAGGAGAGAACCACACGGTTCCGCCGCCGCCACCAAGTTTTTAACTCTCAAAAGGAGGCACAAGATGCCAGCAACAGCACGCCAAAACTCACAGGCCCAACAATCATCCCGTAACCGGATGCTCGCGGCCATCAATATCAAATTCAGACAGGCAAGGCCGGATTTACGCCACGCGACCGATGAAGAGATTCGTGATGAGCGTCTCGCTTTTATCACCGACGCGCTGCACTTCAAGCGACCGCTCGCTTCCATGCGCAACCTGACGGATCGTCAACTCGGACTCGTGCTCGATGCGCTCAGGCGACTCGAAACGCAGCCCGCGCTGCCGAACAGCGAAGCCACGCCAGCGCCGAAGCCTGAGAACACAGGCGGCGCAAAAGTCATACATCTGGCAAGCGCCGAGCAGGTCCACACGATTAACAAGCTTCTGGATCACCTAAATTGGGATTTGGACGTGCGCGCTGACTTCATCAGGAAGCGGTACAAGCGCAACGTTCCCACGATGCTCACTCCAAAGGATGCTAACTCCTGCATCATGGTCCTCCTGACAATCGCGGCGTCACGAGCCGTCCGAAGTCGCGGCGTGTCTCGTGTCTCTCGCCTGATGATTCGACAGGAGATTCCTGACCTGAAGGCTCGGCTCGGCATTGATCGGAAGGAGGGATGAGTGATGGAACGATACAACCCTCCGCAACCTCGCAAATTCACTCCCGCGCAGGAATCGTCACACCGCGCTCATGAGACGCGCATTGATTACGTGGTCGAGCATCGCGGCGATTTTCTTCAACTCGTGACGCTGGCGAGCGATCAGTGCTTGCAGGAGACAGTTGAAGAGACTGGCGTTGGCGCAGAGATCATGGGCCTCAGCTTTGACGAGTTCTTATACAAGCGTTGGCGCGCTCTTTATCACCCGGATGCGGCACACATAAATTTCAGCGTCAGGCCGATCAACTTCGAGGCTTATCAATCTGTGATGGCCTCTGCATCAGCTTGATTGAGTAGTTACGAAAGGAGACTTGTGGAAATCATTGAGAGGTTAGAAGTAGGCGAGAACGACTATGGCTATCGTTTCGCTGTTGGCTCAATTCCAGACGAAGGCGGCGGTGTGCGCTGGATTGGTTTCGCTGATAGCGACGTTGGAGCATTCGTTTTTCCTGCCATCTGCGAAGGCCACATGATGGGGATTAAAGACCGTGACCGTGCCATTAAGTTGACCGGAGCAATAGCGCAAAGTTCCGAGCATGGCTATGGAGGCGTTAAGCGTTGGTTCGTTGAGGAAGCCTTGCGTGGGAAGCCAGAGGATTTTACTTGCTCAGAGTGTGGAGCAATCAACTGCTCTGGCGACTGTTGCGATAGTTATGAAGATTATTGAGTTTTAGGATGCAAAGAATACTGATGGGGTGATGTATGTCAGATAAGACAAACATTGAGTGGACTGACGCAACTTGGAATCCGATACGCGGTTGCTCCGTTGTTTCGGAAGGCTGTCGCAACTGCTATGCGATGCAAGTGGCTGCGAGATTCAGTGGAAAAGATCAGGCTTATGCAGGGCTGGCTTATCGAAATAGATCAGGCGCGCATTGGACAGGCAAAGCACGACTCATCGAGGAACATCTTGCCGATCCTTTGCGTTGGCAGAAGCCACGCCGCGTGTTCGTGAACTCAATGAGCGACCTTTTTCACGAGTCAATCAGCAATGAGACTATAGCTTCCATCTTCGCGGTGATGGCTCTTGCCGAGCAGCACACCTTTCAGATTTTGACAAAGAGACCGGAACGCATGCTCGATTGGTTTCAATGGGTAGTTAAGTCATGGCCCGAACTGGAGCCAATGCATGAGAGCATCCCGCCAGATGCGAATGTTGTTCATGTTCATGGCCCGCACAACGATGCGACCTACATAAGTCGCTTGCGTACATGTGAGGATGATTTCGCGGCTGCGTGGCCTCTTCCAAACGTCTGGCTCGGCGTCTCAGTTGAAGACCAGAAGACCGCAGACAAGCGCATACCCTTATTACTCCAGACTCCTGCTGCTGTTAGATGGATTAGTGCAGAGCCGTTGCTTGGGGCAATCAATCTTGACAAAGGCTATTACCTGATACCAGGCGTTGGTTGCTTCCCGCTTAAACTAGAGAAGCATTATGTCAATGGATTGGGCAATATCGGTGGCCTTGATTGGATAGTAGTCGGGGGTGAGTCAGGTCTAGGCGCACGTCCTATGCATCCAGATTGGGCGCGCGGCCTCAGAGATCAATGTGTTGCTGCTGGCATAAAATTCTTTTTCAAACAATGGGGAGGGTTCGTACCGTGTGAATGGGACACGCCAGGCGGAATTATTGCAATGGCTTTGGATGATATTTCGCTGCTCAACAATGAAGGAATTGCGAAGTATGGTGCGCCCATGAAGCCTATGAACAAGAAAGACGCTGGCCGGATGCTCGATGGCCGGAAATGGGATGAGTATCCAGAGTGAGGTAAAAGGTGCGGCGATTTCTTCGACAATATTCCGGCAAGCTGCTTTGCTTGATTTGCGCGCGTGATATGACAGATCGGCTGGCACGCTTCCACATTCTGCACTGCAAATCCAAAACCAGCACTGGCGGGATTATAGATGGTCACCGGCAGCGAATTGAGCACTCCCAGTAGAAAAAATTGTTAATTAATGCTCTGCGCTAGATTAAGCAGGTGAAGTACTATCATCAACTGCTTCTATTTTCTGCCTTTTACTTTGCCTAGATTCTAATATGACTTCCTCTACTTTCTTTTCCTCTTCTTTGAGACTTTTTATATAGTCTGCCAACCGCCCATGAGAATAGTCTGAATCAGGCTCCAATTCGATAGCTTTTTTCAAATAGTCTATAGCTTTTGGGTAGAATCCCTTCTGGCCCAAAATGTTCCCCATGTTCGAAACAATCCAAGACTGTTTCCCTTCCGTTAGACTATTTGCTGTTTCATAAGCTTCCAGAGAGAGGCCATAAAAATTAAGGTTAAGATAGGCGTTGCCGAGATAGCCAAAGTGATCTGAATTCTTAGGGTTTAGCTTAATGAGTTTTCTAAAGACTTCTAACGCTGCTTTATTATCACCTTGATCAATAAGAAGAACACCATGACCAAAAAGAAGCTCCTGATTATTCGGGATAGATTTCAACCCGGCTTCATACACCTTTTGGGCTTCATCCTTTTTCCCCTGTCCGGTAAGCCATTCAGCTGCCAGAGTGTATGCAGGAGTATATTTTGGCGACTCTCTCATCACTTGGTTCAGCAAATTCAAAGCAGTATCTATATCACCGGAATCCTCAATATAACTAGCCTTCATATATTTCAAAGTTTCTGACCTCTCTTTAACTACTCCTATTCCGTGATCAAGGATTGCTATCGCTTCATCTAAAAAACCTGCGCTAGAGTAAGTCATGGCGAGTCCCATAAAAGATTCATATCGCTCCGGGTTTTCGTCTTTAAGTTTTTGGAGATAAGCCAAACCAGCCGCTAAATTCTTTTTCCCCATTGTTTGACCTATCCACATTTTAAGATTTAGAACTTTATCTGGCTCAGCCGTTTCAACCTTCTTTTCAAGTATAGAGATAGCCTTGTCGTATTCATTATTATTGTAAGCTTCTAGCCATGTACGCTTTTCTTCTTCTATTTTTTGTTTCCTATCGGTAATCGTGCTTTGAGAGGTTTCACCGACTTCTCCTCGTGAAGCTGACCCAGAATCGGCTTCGATTACTTTTCCGCTGCCTTGTGGGTTTTGTGGAGAAGCATAGTCATTGTTGGATAGTGATCCAAGTTTATTCATGACTGCTCGGATTTGATGGCAGACTGGCCCTGTCGCTGCCTGATAATTCTTATCAAGCCTATCAGCGTCATATTCTCCCGGCGCAACTCCAATAAGGTCTGTAGGCAGATGGAAATCCTTTTCCCCGCGCGGGAGGAGTACGAATGAGCGTTCTTTACCTAACCGCCCAACAAAGAGACCTAACTCAAAAAGAACATTATCGCGGACTGCTTTATTTTGCTCACCGCGCATGGTGACAATATCGTCAGGAGTAAAAACGAATATGCCGAAATCTGTTCGGTTTAAGACTTCTATCAAAGAGTCAAGAGCGGAGTTCGAGAGGTGAAAAATCCCCTGCGACCAAACAGTAACTTCTGCATTAAACTCTAGGTTTTGTTGGACAGCATAAGCGACGCTCAAGCCCTCGACAGATGAACCTATAAACATATTAGATTTCATTGCATCTCCCATTGATGGCTTCTTTGTCTAAACCGCTCTAGTTCATAAACAACTCTGTAGGGAACCTTGCCGCGCACGAACTTTATCAGATCAGCCCGTTTTATCAGATACTTGCCCTTCCAAGTAGCCGCCAGCCGCCCCTCTCTGATCGCTTCCTTCAGGTCATGTATTTTCAATCCTGAAAGCGATGAAGCCTCGCATAGCGTTAATTCTGATTCGCTCATGATGAATCACTTTGCCTGGGCAGTTTCACGCATGTGTTGTATATCTTCCTCAGATAGCGGGTAGTGCTTATTGGCTTCCTTTGCGGCTTCAAGACCAGCTTCTTCGTCGCTTTTCCCCTTAGCTCTTAGCTCTAACAGCTTGGCACCAAATATTCTCATGTGAAGTTGGAGATTGTCGGGGCCGGGTCCGTGGCCGTAGCTTCTCAACCATTCTTTGCTGAAAGCCTTCTCTTCTTTCGTCATGCCTGGCAGAGCCATTCGCATCTTATGAACCGCAGACCAAAACACTTCATCGCTTGAAGGGGTTGGAATATTGTGCTTTTGAAAGAAGGCTAAAATCTCGTCTTTATCGAAAGCGCGAAGAACTTCAGCTAATTCACTTTGATATTGTTCAAGATGAGTAGGCATAGGATTCTCCCGGAAATTAGTGTGGACTATTAGCTATCGGGAGTTAGCTGCCAGAATTATAGCACCATCTCGCCAGGATGAAATCTCTTGCCCTTAAATCATTCCTGGTTTACGCTGCAATCCGACAGCAACGTCCTTTTAAGGACTTGCACAGCATCGAGAGGCTCACAAGCAGCCCGCCATTCCAACGGAGAATGGCGGGCTGTCCGTTTTTGATGAGCACTCGCGCGGATTAACTTTAAACCTATGGAGATACACTCATGAGTGAACGTACAAGTAATTTGACTGAGAGGGTTGAAGGCGCGGCGGATCAAGCAATCGGCGCGCAGAAGGAAGACCTCGGCAAAACTACCGGCGATGCCAATCTAGTGGAGGAGGGCCGAGTCCAGCAAGCCGCAGGCGAGATGCGCGAAGGCGTAGCTGAAGCAGAGACCGCAGTGGATAGCGCGGCAACGGAAGCGAATAAGGCGCTGGACGGCCAGTAGTTAGTCCATCACGATAGTTTAGTTTGGGAAACGAAAGAGCCGACGCCTGAGAAAATCGGGCGTCGGCTCTTTCATTAGGAGTCACTGTCGAAATAACGCTTGCGGCTAATCCTCTTTTGCTTTAATCTCAAGCGCGACATTACAGCAGCCTTCAAAGGCTCTTTATCATCATTGAGGCTTATTAGCAGCCCTCCGGTCCACAACTGAACCGGAGGGCTTTTCCATTCACCAAAGGAGAAAAACCTTGAAAATTCTAAGTTCACTTGCTCTCGCAGTGCTGTTCTTTGTAGTAGCCATCGCCGGACTCTCACCGCCGCCTGCACAGAAAGGCAATCAGATGGTCGCCGCTTCTGCCCACATCACGCCACAGGCGGACTTTCAGCAGACAGAGGTAGCCACAGAGGTTGCTTTCCATCACATGAATAAAAAGATCGTCACGGAACCTGTCGCCGTTTTGACAGAAACAAATGCCGGAAAGAATGAGGTGGCCGCCCGCGCTCGCAACGGCTCGCAGAGCAGGAGGCGTGCTGAACCAGACGTTGGCATGGTGCTTCTGCTTTAACGCTCTGGCCGCAGTGAAACATCTCTAAAGAAAGGAGTCTGACGTTTTATGAACAAGAAGCTTATATGTCTCATCGCTGGCAGTCAGTTGCAGGGAGTGGGACAGACGATTCGCTCTATGGATACTGATGCCAAAGGCGTTGATGATGCAATTGGCCTGGTGGCTCAGCTTGGCGGTCAAGCTCTCGTGGCTTTCGGCAACGACCAGCTAAAAAACGCAGAGAGCATTTTGCTCAATGCTGCCGACAGTATTTATACAGCACTCGGACGAACACCACCGTCCACAGGCGGCTAAACGAGAGGTTCTAGATTAGAACTTCAAGAGGTCTAGAGAGGTGGCAGACAAAGACCCCCACGTTCTAATCGTGGAAGATTACGCTGATACGGCAGAGATGCTCGCGTTCATCTTGCGGCGCGCGGGCTATGATGCAACCATAGCCCTCTCTGCCGTTGAAGCTATCAAGCTTGCCGAAGCCACACAATTCGATCTGGTCTTGTCCGATATTGCCATGCCTGTCATGAACGGATATGAGTTGGTCGAGGCACTGCGCAAGATGCCGGGCTATCGCCTGACACCAATCGTCGCCATCACAGGCTTTGCGATGCATGATGACCGCGAGCGTTCGATTCGAGCAGGGTTTAATGCTCATCTCACCAAGCCGATCAACCCGGCGACGCTGACTCACCAAGTGGAGCGCCTGCTAAGAAAATGACGAGACTTCAAATCATCGGTTGGAAGACTTACGCGGTTGGCGTCGTCTCGCTCATTCTGGGTGGCATCGCTCTCGCCAGAGGAAATGTTAGTGATGGATTGAAGGGCATCGTCTTCGGGCTTGCCCTGATCTCATTACGTGACGCGGTGGGAAAAATCCTACGAGCGATTGATGATAATCGGAAATCGTTTAATAACATGCGCGCTGTAGTTGAAGCCGTTATGCCTAAAAAGAGATAAGCGATGACTTCTCAATTATTCGCCTTCATTTTGCAAGACGCATTGGCGTGGTCTCAACTCATTCAGTTCGGCCCGACAGTTGTGTTGCTGGCGTTGATTCTCTGGTTTCTTGCCAGAGCACTGCCGGTATGGAAAGAGCTTCGGCTCAAAGAGATGGAGTTACGATCCGAAGAGAGTGTCGTCAAAGGCCAGCAGGCGGTGGCGCTCGGCCAACTCGCCGGAGCACTGACAGATATTGCGGTTGAGCAGCGACGGGCGACTGAAGAAGTGAAAATCTTGCAGCGCGTGAATGCAGATTCCGCCGATGACCTTACTCATAGCGTAAGAGCGTTAACCCAGCGTGTGGATGGGATTCAACAGCGTATCGAAGTTCCCTCTCACCAATCAGAACAAACTTAGAAACAACGGCAGGTATCATGACTTTCGATTATAAAGCACAGGAACGCGCCCGCACCGAAAGGCTGCGTGGATGGATCATTTATCTGATTTACAAGACTCGCCCGAATCATCTTGAGCTAGACACCCTCATGCGGCTGCTCGACTCGCGCAACTTGCCTGTTACACGCCGCCGTTTAGCTGGAGAGGTTGATTACCTGCGCGGGCTTCGCCTTCTGGAGATTTCTCTGGGGAGCGCGCAGCCAAACCTTGATGAGTCGCGGCAAGCGAGGCTGATACAACGCTATGCCGACGCGGATCGTGACGAGGTTGATGCCGTGTGCGCGACGTTGACGGCGGCTGGCATCAACTTCCACGAAGGCTTCGAGCAGACTTTGATGGGGATCGCGCGGGTTGAATAATCATGCCTAGACCGCACAAAGTTGCACAGCTTCCTCCTGAAGAGTTGGAGTTTGTCATTCAATGCATCCTCGGCACGAATCAGCGTGGCCCTCTTACTGACAGAGAAATCTCAGCAGCTTACAAAGAGAAATTTGGAAAGCGACTTGCGAAGAGCAGCTTGGCCCGCTGGCGTTTGGCAGCCGGTGATGAGCTGGCTGATCGCTACCGGATGGCACGAGTTCAAGCGCAGCAATTGATTGAAAGTCTTAAAGAGGAACCGGACGCAGATAAATATCAAGTGCTGATGCGTAACCTCGAAGATCGGATGCTGACCGTCACACATGAAGCCATCGCGCTTGACCCGATCAAGATGTTACGCCTTCGTATCGAAGAGGGTAAGCGACGGCTGAAGGAACGACAACTTGATCTACACGAAAAGAAGCTAGTGTTTGAACAGGAACGCGCCGAGCGCGAAGCAAACCTTCACGGCGATAGATTCAAGATCGCCGCTGACACCTGGCAATTTATTCTCATCTGGTTCGCTCAGAAAAACGCGCAAGCGGCAGACCTTTTGACCGGCAACAGCGAGGAGCTATTGAATGCCCTTGAAACGCACCTCGAAGATCAAACTGCCTAAGCGCCCCGTCTCTCGTAAAGAGTTCCGCGATCTAGCACAGAAGGCGACTGAAGCCGTCCAGCAGTACCGCGCTGCCGCGCAGGTCGCTGCTGAATCAATCGCGTATGGTCGCGCAGAGTTCACTGAAGAAGACGGCACGCGCGAAGAGCGATTAGAGCGCACGCGCGATTCCGCTCTGGAGTTCGGTCGCACATATCTATCTCACTATTTCGAGGAAGCCTCTGCTCCTTTTCATAAAGCCCTTGATAAAGTCTTGACCGGCAATTTCACAGACGCAGATGTTGAAGAGTGGCGTGAGGAGTTCGGCATAGAGGTTCATCGCGGCGACCCTCTGCTGCGACTCACAGCCATTGAAATCTTTCGCGGCGGTGGTAAGTCTGTTATCGCTAACTTATGTGATTCTCTCAGGCGTATCTGTCATGGACTAGACCCTTACATCATCATCGCCAGCGATACATTTGCTCAGGCTGGCGCTCAACTTGAAGACATCAAGGATGAGTTAGCAAGCAATGAAAAGATTAAAGCTGACTTTGGTAACCTGAAACCGGATCGCGGGTTGTGGCGAGAGGTCGAGCTAATCCAGCGGCCCGATGGCCGTGTCACCTGGCGCGAAGGCCAGATTGTCACAACTAACAACGTCCGGGCAGATGCGATAGGGCGCGGTGGCAAGATGCGCGGGCGCAGGCATGGGCCGCAGCGTCCGACCTGTTTCAAAGGTGACGATCTTGATAATGACGAGAACGTAGTCACTAAAGAGCAGCGCGATAAAGCCTGGAATTGGGTGATGTCTGCTGTGATCCCCGCGATGGACCCAAAGCGCGGCGAAGTCACCATCATCGGCACTACAATTCACTTCGACGCTGTTATCACGCGAGCATCCAGAAAGACTGACTCTGAAGGTCATCGCCTCTTCACCTCGATCAAGTTCACAGCGATGAAGCGGGATGAAGATGGGGAGTGGGTATCCAACTGGCCGGAGCGTTTCTCTGTTGAAAGATTGCTACGCACAAGAGACTTGCTGGGGCCGACAAAGTTCGGCGCTGAATACATGGGCGATCCCCGCGACCCGGAGAGCCAACTCTTTGACCCTGATAAGTTCTATTATTATTCATCGTTAGAGCTACAGGGCAGAGAGCTAAAGCACATCTGCTACGTTGACCCGTCGAAAGGTAAAAAGGGGAAAGGAAGAAAGAAATCTGACTTTTCAGGTTTTGCCCACGTCACTTCTGACATCACGGAGCGCATTAGCTGGTTGCAAAACGCATTTCGTAAGCGGCTTAGCCCGGCAGCGGCAAAGACTGAGGTGATCGAATGGTTTCTTGAGATATATAAAGCACATCCGAATGCGGAGCTTTGGATTGAAGAGAACTCCTTCGGCGACATCCTGGGCGAGAACTTTCAGAACGAGCTGCGGCGGCGCGGTGTTGACATCGTAGTCAATACGAAGCTGCACTCCGAAGAGAAAGATGCGCGCCTTCGCAGGCATTCAGTGCGCGTTGAAAACAACAGTATTAGATTTCCGCAACGATGGGAATCGGAAGATCGTCGGCCTGAGTGGTTCGGCGAATATGTAGACTATCCGGCAGGCTCATTTGACGACACGATTGACGCCATCGAAACCGCAGACGATATAGCGATGAACGACTCGGCTGGAAAAGCCGGATTCAAATCAAGTGGAGAAAAGCAAGGCAGTGCAATGGCAGGAGCTTACTGAAGAATCATGAAACCATACTACGAAGAGAAGAACGTTACGCTCTATCACGGAAGTTTTGAAGACGTGTTGCCGACGCTCAAACCAAACAGCGTTGACCTGCTGTGCAGTGATCCTCCATACAATAACACTTGCCTCGCGTGGGATAAGGCTGTTGACTGGCTTTTGTTCTGGGGAATAATAGAGCAGCTTTGCAAAGTCTATGCGACGATGGCGATGTTCAGTTCTGGTCTCTTTGTGCCGCTCCTGCTTAACTCGAATCGAAAGCATTACCGTTATGAGTTGATCTGGGAGAAGAATAATCCGACAGGCTTTCTCAGCGCCAAGCGTCGCCCTCTACGTGCACATGAGATGATTCTGATCTTTACGCGGAAGCCGAAGGTCAGCATCTATAATCCACAGATGATTACAGGGAAGATTCATAAGCGCGGCAACTCAGGGCCAGGCATGGCCCACTATACTACGACCGGCTCCTACCCCGGCATAGTCACGAACAAATACTACCCGCGAAGCATCCTGCGTTTCCCTAACTCTCGCCAGGGCAAATCTCTACATCCGACTCAGAAGCCAGTGGATTTAATGATGTGGCTCGTGCGGACGTATTCAAAGCGTGGTCAAATGGTGCTCGATCCATTTATCGGCTCAGGAACTACACTTGTGGCGGCGAGGAAAACAGGGCGGCGCGCAATTGGTGTCGAGCGTGAAGAGAAGTTTTGTGAGATTGCAGCAAATCGCTTACGGCTGGAGGCTTGAGATAGTTGTTAATTTATATTTAGATCAACCTTCTCTCTCAGCTTTCGCACAGTCTCTCTTGTCGCATTACTCAATAATCGGTTGAGAAGCGTCGGCCAGATCAGTTCAAAGCTCTCGTAAGATGTTGCCGAGTAATATTGTAGCCATAACTCCAGAGTCTGAAACTTCATATAGCTCATCAACATCCAGAACCAATCCGTGCTCTCTTCTTTTGTTTGAGTTGAAATTCCCATGATTAATGCTTGTCTGTCTTATCATCAGCATACGAAAACACATCTCCAGGCTGACACTTCAATTCTCTACAAATCAGATTTAATGTCGTAAATTCAATGCGCTGTGTTTTCTTTTTACAGAGCCTGGTAATGGCTGCATAACTTATCCCGGTTTGTTTTGCTAACCAGTATCGTGACCTTCCACGATCTTTAAGAGTTTTTGTTAGTTTAATCTCTATCACGCACGGCTATATATCATAGAGGCAATATCCCAAGATATTCTATCTATATGTGTCCTATGCAGGCTTATTATATGTTGGAGTATAGTATTTAGAGATACTATAGCGTTGCTACAAAATCGTGATTGTCACTAAATGAAATCTCGTTTATAGTCTCGGCGACACCGAGCGGCCATTCAGTGGCCTACAATAATTCAGGCTCACAAGCAGCCCGCCGTCCCTAATGGGATGGGCGGGTTTTTCGCTGGTTCAAAATGGATTCAACTTCAAAAGAGAGAGACGAGCTTACCGGAGAAATTCTTTCAAGCGAAAGAATGGGCAGTTTCATGTCGTTCGCTTACGGGCTGTCGCAGGGGATACCGGATAATCCTTCGTGGATATGGGAGCAACTGCGCTGGAATCCCTGGCTGGCGATGACTGTTTATGACGACCTCGAATTGAAGGACGACATGATTTCTTCCTCTCTTGAGACACGCAAGGAGAGTGTGCTGTCGAAATCGCGTCGCGTCGCACCGGCCAGTAAAAAGCGCCAGGATACAAAGCTCGCGGAATTCGTTGACGAATCGTTGGAAGGGTATTTCGACCAAACGGACGGCGTGAGACTTGGCCTTGATAGCTTTTTGTGGGAAGCGATGGATGCTCTGTTCAAAGGCGTTTCCATCGGCGAGAAGATTTTTGCGGAATCCTCAGATCGAATCTTCATTAAAGAAGTAAAATTCAAACCACAACACCTCTTCACGTTCGGCGAAGGGATGATGGCCGCTTATTCGACCAGCACTTATCCTTATCCTCAAACCGGCCCGCTGCGCCTGCGACCCGGAATCTTTGTTGAAGGGTTGAGCAGTGAGAAACCACTCCCTGAAAAGAAATTCTTTGTCTTCTCATTTCGTCCGAAGCAGGGCAACCGCTGGGGATCGCCCATAGGTCAGAGAGTGTTCTGGCCGAGTTGGTTAAAGCGAGCTAATACAAAGAACTGGCTACGCTATGGTGAGAAAGGCGCGGGCACTGCAAAGACAACTTATAAAGGTGGAGCTACAGAGAGGGAGCAACAAATTGCGCTCGAAGCTGCTCGCGCAATCGTAGAAGAGAATGCTGTAGCGGTGTCGGATGGTATTCAAGCTGAAATCCTGAATGTACGCGGAGGCATGGGTTCAGTTTTTCAAGCTCTGTCGGACGACTTTTGCAACAACGGAATAGCGCGCGTGATCCTGGGACAAACGCTGACCAGTCGCGGCAGCGAGGGGGGCGGTTCACGCGCGCTTGGCGAGGTTCACGAGCGAGTTGCAGGGCGTAAAACTGAGGTTGATGCAAAGGGCTTGATGCTGGCCGTCAACACGCAGATCGTCTGGCCGCTCGTGCTTTTGAACAAAGGGCCGGTCGAACAGCCGCCCGTTTGGACGATTGATTATGAGCCTGGTAATGACCTCAACGAGATGTCAGCCTGGCTTCAACGTCTCTGGCAGATGCATGTGCCAATTCCGACCGCATTCGTCTATAACAATTTTCAGGTAAATGAGCCTGGCGAAGATGAAGAAGTCTTGCCACCACCCTCTAAGGATCAGGAAGACTTAAGCCCAAGTGCAGCCGGATTCTCCGAGGGTCAAAAAAAAAAGCCCGGAGCGTCGAGCGGAAGATTGAACAGGCAGTCGAACTCGAAGATGGCGCGCTTTCAAAGGCTGCGCCCCTCTACGATGAATGGCTCGGCGAGATAATCACGGAACTTGAAAAGTTCAATGATCTGGCAAAAGTGCCAGCGATGTTCTTTGAAATAAAATTTACAGGCCAGTTTGACGCAATCGCGCTAGTGCTCGGCGATGCTCTGCTCGCTTCATATTTGCTTGCGCTTGACCAGGTGAGCGGAGAAATTCAGAGCGGTGAGTTTGCCGAAGGCGATGATGAATTGTTCAACTTCGATCTGCCGCCAGAGGAAGCGATTAAATATTTCCGGGATAAGCGCGTAGTCACAAGCAAAAAGTTTAATGACCTCAGAGAAGAAGCGCGGTCAGCAGCTTTCACAGTCGGCGGCATCTATGAACAAGAAGTGCTCGAAGGCTTCAAGGAAGAGATCGCCCGTTCGCTCGAAGAGGGCATACCACAGCGCGAGACTATCAAGCGGTTTCGTGAAATCCTCGACGGCGCGGGACATAAGCAACTCGGCGCGTTTCACCTGGAGACAATATTCAGGACGAACATGCAAATGGCTTACGGCGTAGGCCGTCGCCAGGCGCTTGAAGGCGTCGCGGATGATTTATCACTTTGGGAATACCACGCGGTACTCGATGACCGCACACGACCAACACATGCCGCTCTCGATGGTTTGATTCTTCCTGCCACTCACGAATTTTGGAACGACCATTATCCGCCCTGGGGATTCAATTGCAGATGCACCGTCACGGCGAGGCCGACGATGCCGGATAGTTATGACCATTCAAATCCGTCCGGTTCGGCTGAGATTGCCTATGACAAAAAGGGCAACCCGGCGAAGGCTGAGGTCGGGACTTCAGTCGTTGATCTGAACGTCGGAAAGTTCAAAGGAGTGCCGCCACAGGGCGGGTTAAAGAGTACCATCGAAGATGCGGTAGGGCGGGCGAAAGCGAGTAGAAAGAAGTGAGCGAAGAAATTATCGAAGTTCGTTCGGACGTGGATAGCTTCAGAACTGTTGGTGAGGCTTTAGCCGAAGCGTTACTGCGTGCCGATGGCGCTTCGGTCTTTATCCACTCGACAGATGATTCTCAGAAGCACAATTTTGAGAATGGAGCAGCTTGCTTTTGCAATCCTCCAAGGATTGAGAGCGAGAAGCTAAAATGATCTGGCGTTTCGTTTGGAAGAAGGTGTGGTTTTTGAGTGAGCGCACCGGAGTATCACTAGGTCGCTTCGCTCCGTTTGTGTTCAATCAGATGATGGAACTTCATAAGCCGAGGTGTTTGAAATGAAGATCACAGATTCATATCCAGCAAGACAAGCATTGGCTAGAGCTATTGCAGATATACAGAGCGCGGCAAGTGAATTGAGTAGGCCAGAGCTATCCGACAAGGAAAAATTCGAGATTGCGTGGAAGCTAGGACACGTTGAATTACAGGGTTTAGAAGAGTATCGGTTGCCGGACTAAGGAATGCTTCTAATATTTTTCAGTTGCGCTTAAATGATTTCCGTTTTATGTTGACGTTCCGTGCTGGTTGGGCGCAGGCTCAGGTCGTAAGTCGGAATGTAAAATGGGGAGTGGCTTAAACCTTCTCATCTCAGATCGTATACTGTTGTTCTGATCTATCGAACACCCTGCGCCTTTCATAGATGCCTTGAAATAAAAAATCGCGTTTAGAGGCTCTGTGGCGCGTTAAGCAAAGCGTAAATCCATTTTCCCGAACGCGACCGGAAAAGCTGTTTTGGATGATTTTTGCAACGTTGGAAGGCTATTGGCGGGAAATCCGAGAGACGTTTAATGGCTGAGCCGGTTGAAAGGCATTCCAAGGCCAATTTTTTGAGAATTCAGATATGGGTTTGCACTCAACAGAGACCAGTAATAATAATCGGCAGGCGGTAAGCAGTCGTCTCGACATACCCATGCTGCCCGTCATCAAATGCAATAATTGTTTACGCCCTCAAGTGTCCGTTAGTCAGAGGACAAGCGGTGACATTAAATTCAAATGCAAGGCTTGTCGTCATTGGAACATTTACGAAGTTTTCCCGGAGACCTCCAACCTTAGAGACAAGTTGAGGTTCAAGCTTATCCGTTGCTGGCATGACGCTCCCAGCAGTTGATGTTATTCCTTGACTCACTCAGCGAGTCTCCCCTATTCTGAAGTGCCTCGATAGCGAGGTCTAAAACCCAAAGGCTCAGCAGCAGCCGCTGGTTCAACCGAACCAGCGGGCTGCTTATTTTTTATGGACAAGACAAAAAAAGGATTCAGCGGCCAGTGGGTTGACCTGCTCTCCACAGGCACTCATACGGACGATGCAGGTAATAAGCACATCATTGATGCGAATTTCCTGGAAGCCATCGCAGGCAACTTACAGCCTGATCTCCACGAGCCGCCCGCCGTCATCGGCCATCCAGAGAAGGACGCTCCCGCCTATGGCTGGGTTTGCGACCTACAAGTAGATGGTCAATTGCTCCAAGCGCAGTTCTGCGACGTTGACCCGACATTCGCAGAGATGGTGCGTAAGGGGTATTTCAAAAAGCGGTCTGTGCGTCTCTACATGAACGAAGAGGATGCTCCGGGAGGAAAAGCTCCTGCGCTTCGCCACGTTGGATTCCTGGGCGCACAACCTCCAGCGGTGAAAGGTCTCAGGAACATTCATTTCAACGAAGGTGAATCTATCACTTTCGAGTTCACAAATTTTTCTGAAGGAGAAGGTATGGATGACGAGAAAGTGAAATCCACCATTGTAGAGTCAATCAAAGAATATTTTACGAAACTCTTTGCTGGCTCGAAGGATGCTACACAACCAAGCTTCGCTGAAGCTGATGTGAAGCGTATAGCAGAGGAAGCTGTGAAAGCGGCCACAGCTAGCTTTACTGAAGAGAATAAAACTCTGAAGGCTCAAGTCGAAGAGTTGTCGAAGCAGGTTGCTAATCAATCTGGCGTGACGACGCGCGCAGAGATAGTCTCCTTCTGTGAGAGCCTCGGCAAAGCGAAGTTTCCCCCAGCTTTCAAAAACATGGGCGTAGTCGAGTTCATGGAAACGTTGGCTGCGGTTCCCGGCGACGTGAGAGTTTCTGTTATCAGCTTTGAAGAAAAGGATGGCTCGAAGAAGGAGATCAAGACTGAGAGCGCACCGCTTACTTGGTTCAAGAATTTCCTGACGGGCATCGGGCCAATCGTTCAGTTCGGCGAGCAGTTTGGGACGCTGCGCGGCGATGCCGAAATTCCGACCGATACGGCAGGGCTGGACAAGATGCGCGAAGGCATGGGTCTCACGAAGAAATCTGAAGGAGGTGCGAAGTAATGCCGACCAGAACAACTCAAACTTTCGCAGAGCGTGATGCGCTGGAAGCGGTGCGCGTTGATTTAACCATTCTTGTCGGCGCAACGGTCGCAAACGGCTTCAAGGTCAAACGCGGTTCTGTGTGCGGCGAGATCATCGCGTCTAAAAAGATTCGCCGCCGCTCCAGGACAAATGCGGCGGGTGCGGGCTTCGCCGTTGACTCGCCGGTCGGCCACGTCGAAGACGCATCGGTGTTTGTCGCTGGAGACGTGTTGAAGAATGCGGCGGGAACGACCGTCGGCACTGTCCAGTCAGTCGATGCCGTAGCGAACACGGTGACTTTGACAGGAAATGCTGGGGTTGCTGTTGCTTCCGGCGCTGCTGTACTCGGCTCGGATGGCTCGCAAGTAGCGAAGGCCATCTCTTTTGAAGAGAGCGACGGCGTTGGCGATACGCAGGTCAGCGTTTGCATCGGTGGTCCTTTGAAAGAAGCAAAGCTGCTTGGTCTTGATGCTTCGGCGAAAGCTGAGCTTGGTGGTGTAAGCACCATCGGGGGCATCTTCAAATTCTGAAGGAGAGAATCCAATGTCACTGATTTATAGATTCCCCAATAATTTTGTAGTGGACACGGCCACGCAGGAATACTTTGTCGAGCGCGAAAAGTTCGTTGGCGACAAAATCATGCCCTTCACGCCGGTAATGGCTCAGAAGGTCATTTGGGACGTGCGCGACAACGAGCGCGGCATGACTGCGCCTCACGTTCTCGGCACTGATCCGAAGGTTGGCACTCGTCAGAGTTCCAAGCTGAAGGAATACGATCCGATCTACTTCAAGGAAACAGACCCCATCCGCGAAGACGAGTTGCTGCGCGCTCGCGCACTCGGCACTATCGCTGGCGTGGTTGACCTCCACCAGTTGATTGGACAGGTGATTAGAGATCGTGAAGATAAGAACTTCATTCGCGCAGAGTCTCTCCGCTGGCAGGCGGCGCAGGGCGAACTACACATCAATGAAAATGGCGTAGTTGTTGACGAGGTATTCCCTGTCCAGCATTTCTATACGCTCATCGACTACGACGATCTTCCTAACGCAACCCCGCTCAAAGACGATAACGCAGCCGCTTTAATGTTTCGTGGCACAGGGGCGTCGGCCAAAGGCGCAGTTTGTTACCTCAATCAAACAACCCTCAACTGGAGACTTGAGAACACAAACGATGAAGACCTGCGAGGCTACCGCAACCAGAACTTTCTCTCCGTCACGTTCAGCTTGGAAGAACTGAACAAAATCCAGATAGCGCGTGGGCTGTGGACATTCGAGCTTTACGATGAGGGCCGCATTAATGAGGACGGAGATTTCGAGACCTTCATCCCGGACGGCGTTGAAATCATCTTCGGCAAGCGCCCTGCCGGACAGCTGATTATGGATGTCGTTATGACTCCCTCGATGCATCGCCAGACGAAAGAGGGACTGCCCGCGCCCGGCATGTTCACCATTGTCGAAGTCAACGGCCAGCCTAATCCCGGCGTGGTTGAGGTTTCGTCTGCTGCCCTGGGCGCGCATAAGAATCCGGTTGTCGAGATAACGGGCGGCTGGTACGGCGGGCCACGTCCGCGATACCCGCGCTCAATCATCGTCAAGCACGTCAAGCTAAGCTAGGAGGTTAATAATGGTAGACCCAATCAATGATCCAAAAGGCCCGCAAGGGCCACCCAACGTAACGCGCTCAGCCAAGCGCGTTGAAGTGCTCGTTGATAATCTCGGCCACATGCGTTTGATGAAAGGCGCAGTCACAGATGATCCACGAGTCGTAGCACTGCTGAGGACGCAGGGCAAACACAAGCTCGTGCGCGAAGTGAAATAGAGAGAAGGTGCTAATCAGTGGCGTACATCACGCAACAGGATTTGGAAGATGCGCTGGGCGGGACGAAGAAACTTCTTCAGCTAACGACGGAGAGTCGCAGCGAGACGGAAGTTAATTCGACCACCGTTTCCAAGGCTATCTCCTATGCGTGCGGCGTGATTGATTCTTACGCGCGCACGCGCTATACGCTCCCGATTCCGGCAACGGAGATGGTCAAGTCGCTCGCGTGCGACCTTGCGATTTACAAGCTCTACCGGGGGCGCGTCACTTCTGAGGAAGGTGTTTACAAGCCGGTGCGCGATGCTTTCGAGGATGCGATCAAGCTGCTCAAGTCAATCAACAAAGGCGAGGCCGCGCTCGACGTGCCTGCGTTGGAAGAGACGGCGACGAATCCGGGTAGCCCGGATCGCGTGCTGTCCGGCAACACTCGGCCCGTCATGACTGATGAAAATCTAAAGGGTTACTGATGGCTGAAGATGAGGTTCAGGGATTACAGAATCTGATTCGCCGCATTCATCAGTTGAAGTCGGACATGCGGAACACGGAGCGAGCGTTGGCCGCAGCAGGCGCGTACATGCTCGGCTCGATTGAAAAGAATTTCCGGGAGCAGGGCAGGCCCATCAAGTGGCAGGGGCTGGCAGCCAGCACATTGGCCGCACGCGCGAAGAGAGGCAGCAGGCGGCGCAAAGCCAACAGGCCGACAGGCAGCCCACAGATTTTGATTGACACAGCCCGGTTGAAAAACTCTATCGCGTTCAAAGTGGTCGGAGGCGGCGTCGGCGTCGAGATCGGAACAAACGTGAAATACGCGAAGCGCCAACAGTTCGGTTATCCGAAGGGCGAGGGACGTGGGCATTCGGCGACTCCGGCGCGAGCGTTCCTGTTAGTCCAGCCGGAGGACGTAGACGTGATTGGCAGTTTCTTTAAGCGACACATTGCGAGAGAGAGATAACGACTAACAATGCCACGCGCAACACGCGAGTATTATGTGAGCCACTTGACTCTGAGTTCTGCAACTGCTGATGCAGCGCGCAGGCTGTTGCATGCGATTACGACGCTTGCTACTGGTGTGAATCCCGATGGAACTCCATTCCACTTTGACAGCGGAACGCCGATGTTAATGGAAGTTGTGCCGGATGTTGATGGCGAGAGGTTGCCTGATCTTCCGTGTAAGTATGTCGTTCTAAAAAACCAGACTGGCCTTCAAGTGCAATACGGTTTTGCAGCAGGCATTCCGAAGTTCAACCTCGACAATGGGCTTGACGAGCGGGTCAACGTGGATAATGCGAACAAGCTGTGGATTTTCGATGCAACTGCTTCAGGCCAGACGTTCAGAGCCTATGCCATCATTTAAGGAGTAAGAAGTGAGACGGACCCTTTTTCTTGCGCTGTTCATTCTGCTAAGTGCAGCCTCTGCTTTTGGACAGGCCAATAATTTCACGGCTTATAAAATTCAAAGTGGGACTGCGCTTCCGTCCAAGTGTAATGCCATTCCTCCGTCGCCGGTAGATGTCTTCGTGCTCCGCACGGGCGGCGTGAATGTAATCAAAATCTGTGGTGATAGTAATAACGGGTGGAAAGACCCTGTAAGTTCAACTGGCGGCGTCGTCACTTTTAACACGAGATCAGGCGCAGTCACTCTCACTCTGGCTGATATTCCGTCTGGCGTTGATGCTGTCAAGATTGGCGCAGGAACGGTCAGCAATACGAAGTGGGGATATTTAGCCAATCTTTCTAGCGATGTCCAGACACAGTTGGATGCGAAGCAAGCGGGTGATTCCGACCTGACCGCAATCGCAGGGCTTATTCCAACCAACGACGACATCATTCAAAGAAAATCCGGCGCTTGGGTGAACAGGACTCTGGCGCAGTTGAAGTCAGACCTTGCTATTTCCAGTACCGACGTATCGGGTTTAGGCACGGCTGCGATTAAGAATGTCGCGGCGAGCGGAAACGCTGCGGCAGGAGAAGTCGTCAAGGGTGATGATACTCGTTTGTCGGACGCGCGCACGCCTCTAACGCACACGCATACGGCTTCGCAAATCACTGACTTTAACGGGGCTGCTGATGCGCGTGTCGCGGCGGCTGTCGGGGTTTCGGTGGAGGCGTTTGACTCAGACCTCGCGGTGATCGCCGCGCTGACCCCAACTAATGATGATTTAATTCAGCGCAAAGCTGGAGTGTGGACTAATCGAACTCCTGCACAGGTAAAGACTGATCTTGCCTTGACAAAATCTGATGTTGGTCTAGGGAATGTAGATAACACAAGTGATGCGAATAAGCCTGTCTCGACCACACAGCAAACAGCACTTGATTCTAAAGCTAATAACGCCTCTCCTGCTTTCTCAGGAACACCGTCAGGGCCGTCATTCAAAGCAAACGGCACTGGAGGTCTAGGCTTCTTTGAAGGAGTAAATCAATCATCGAATCCTTCTACTCCGACAAGTGCAGGGAGATTGTTTTGGGATTCCAGCAATAGATTCTCGTGGATAGGTGCTAACGGATTTATAAGAACCTTCGATGGAACTGCTAACACTGCGTCTCGAATTTATGTCTTACCGGATGCGCCGGGAACTG